TATGAGCAGGATAACCCTTATACGACTAATAATTATAAATATAAACCTTCTAATAAAGTAGCCCGTATTCGTGTAGCATTTGAGCAAGGGAGTATTGTATGACTGATGAAATCGAGAATGGTGAAGGTACTGGCCCCTCCGAAGAAATAATCTCCAAGGCAAAGGAGATGGGATGGGTACCGAAGGATGAATATAAGAGTGATCTTAAGAATTGGCGGGATGCCGATGAATTCGTGGAGAGGGGAGAACACATCCTCCCGATCGTCCAGGCAACAGTGAAGAAATTGAAAGCGGAACTGTTGACAAGGGACAGCGAAGTAGCTAGTCTTAAGAAAGCCGTAGAATCCTCTCAAACTGCCATCAAGGCATTGCAGAAGTCCTACACGGAAAGTACCGCACAGAAGGTAGCTGAGGCAAGGACACAATTGCGGGCAGAGTTGAAAGCGGCTAAGGAAGTAGGTGATGTAGATACCGAACTTGACGTCCTCGATAAGTTGGATGAACTTAAGACGGCCGTTAAGGAGAGCAAGGAACTTCCCGTTGAAGATAAGAAGGATGAAGGGAAGGTCAATGGCCTTGACCCCGCCTTCGTTGCCTGGAATGAGGAGAATGATTGGTTCGGTGATGAGAGCAATGCCGTCAATCGTAAACGTACCCGGGCACTTGTGAATATCGGTGCCGATCTGCGTGATGATGGGGAGAAGGCAACAGGCCGGGCCTTCATGGATAAATGCCTCCAGATTCTTGAGGAGAGAGAAGGTAAAGGTGGGAGGCAGTCGAGTAAGGTTGAGGGTGCAGTGAATGGGAGGGAGAGTTCAGGTGGCGGTTTCTCTTCCCTCTCGAAGGAAGCAAGGGATGCTTGCCACGAAGATAATGAAACATTTGTAGGTCCCGGAAAGATGTTCAAAACCGTTAAGGAATGGGAAACTCATTTCTACAATAAATACAAAGAGAGCGAGGGTTAATCATGGCCATGCAGAAAGAGAAACAGTCACCTTCCAATCCCCCTCTGGAATTGCCGAAGGGATATAAGCCCATGACGGGCGGTACTCTTCGCCTTGAAGTCCCTGAGAAGCCGGGTTGGCATCGGCATTGGTTTCGTGGAACCCCCGCTCGCATAGGTCAGGCGATTAAGGCAGGTTATCGTTATGTAGATGCCGACGATGTTGATATTAATAATTTCGACCTCGCCGGAGATAGTGCTAAGGATGGAAATAGTGATATGGGTACGCGTGTTTCAATTGGTACGGGGGATGGTCCCACACGTATGTACCTCATGGAATGCTCCGATGAAATCTTTGCCCATGCGCAGAGTTTCATCACCAAACAGTCAGATCAGTTAGCGGCTACGTTGAGGGGTGGTACCATAGGTAGTGATAGTTCAGGTGAGTCAGGCGAGGACAGGAAGCAACGCTACATTGATAAAAGAACTGGTAAGAACAGCCTATTCACTCGTAAATCATAATGGGAAACCCCTATGGCAAATGTATCTCGCCCTAATGGTCTGTCCCCTGTCAAACATCTGACCGGGGCGCCGTATAACGGCCAGGGTAACATCTATCAAATCGCAGCTGCCGACACTAACGGATATGCAATTGGTGATCCGGTTATTAGTAGTGGCACCGGTGATGCGAATGGTGTACCTGGTATTACTCTCGCTGCTGCGACGGGTCCGATCCGTGGTGTCATCATGGGACTCGGCACTATGGAGGGTGGTATCTTCAACCCTCTCAACTTGAATAGCACGGTGCGTCCTGCTGCCGCTCAGGCAACTGACTGGTATGCTATCGTTGCCGATTCCCCTGACCTGATCTTTAAGGTGCAGGAACATGCTAACGGTACGCAGCTTGCCGCAACTGAAATTGGTCTGAACCAGGTTCTGTTCCTTGGAACAAATAATGGTTTCAGTTCCGGTTGGCAGTTGGCAAGTGTTACGGATGCAACGCCTGCCACAACCAGTACCCTGCAAGTTCGTCTGCTTGGGTTGGATCGTACTCGGGACAATGCCTTTGGTGCGAATGCCAAGTGGCTTGTTAAGATCAACGCACACGAACTGTCTGCCGGCACTGCTGGCGTCTAATAGGAGAATAATATGGCAGGCGTAATCAATACTGGTACCCACCCGAAACTACTCTGGCCTGGTATTCATACCGTATGGGGTCAGATGTACAAGGAACATCCGGTGGAATATACGGAACTCTTCGAGGTTGAGAGTTCAAAGAAGGCTTATGAGGAGGATGTGCAGGTCACTGCATTTGGCCTCGCTCCTGTTAAGGGTCAAGGTGCGCCAGTCGAGTATGATGGTGAGGAGCAAGGTTACGTAACCCGCTACACGCATATTGCGTATGGCCTCGGTTACATTGTAACGCATGAGGAGTTGATGGATAACCTCTATAAGGAAGTGGCAACGAGGCGTGCAAAGGCGAATGCATTTTCAATGAATCAGACCATTGAGAATGTGTCGGCATTCATTTACAACAATGCCTTCTCGTCTAGTTACTTTGTGATGCCTGATGGACAGCCGCTGATTAGTAATGCGCATGTGCAGGTGAGCGGCGGTACTTTCAGTAATGCCTTGACCCCGGGGGCAGATTTGAGTGAGGCGGCATTGGAAGACCTCGGCATCCAGATCATGCAGATGACTTCGGATAAGGGGCTCCGTATCTCAGGTATGGGTCAATCCTTGCACATTCATCCGCAGGAACATTACAACGCGGAGCGTATCCTCAAGAGTACCTTGCAGAGTGATACGGCAAACAACAATATCAATGTGCTGAAATCAACCGGAGCCTTCCCGAAGGGCGTGAAGTTGAACCATTACTTCACGCAGCCGAGTGCATGGTTTGTCCGTACTAATGTGCCACATGGTATGCGCTTCTTCTGGCGTGCTAAACCTGAGTTCGCTCAGGACAATGACTTCGCTACCAAGAATGCATTGGCGGCCAGTTATATGCGCTTCTCGCTGGGTTGCACCGATCCCCGTGGTATCTACGGTAGTAATGGTCCGTAAGGAGTAATGTATGGCCACTATTAAGAAAGCTGGTTCCTTCAAAGGGAAGAGTAATAAGTTAGGGCACGGTGGCCGTGCTGCTCAGATGAAGGCGCAGGGAGTTCCAGGCGGTGTCATTGGTAAAATGGCCCGCCTTGCACAAGCTGCACCTGGGCAGAAAAACTACCACGGGCATAAGAAAGGTAAGAAGTAATAAACAAGGTAACAAATTGTTACACGGTGTATAACGCTTCCCGACAATTGATCGAAGGGAAGCGCCTTTCCATAATGGCGTTATCATCAGGACAAATATCATGGGCAATCCAGTACGTTTCACCTCCGGCTTCACGCAGGATGCATCCTTCCAACCCCTCGGTCAGCTTGGCATTCCTGACCCATTCTTCTATGCCGATTATGCTGATGACTTTATTCATTATAATACTGGTGATTATACCGTAACGGCAGCTGGTGGTACGGTTGCAGGTTCCGCAGCTGGCGGTAATGGCGGTCGAATCCTCTTCACCACTGGCGCTACGGCAACCAACTTTGCGGCCATTCAGCTGACTGCCGCCTCCTTCCAATATGTAGCCACGAAGAAGTTGGCCTATCTTTGCCGTATCCAGTTGGCAGATGTTACCTTGCCTGTTGTTATGGCAGGACTCATTCAGACCACCGTAACTCCGTACACTGTGACGGATGGTATTTACTTCACTAAGGCGGCGGGCTCTACCGACATTGTTGTTAATGTTGTAACTGGTAGTACGGTTATTGGTACTACTACCCTCACCGGTCTCTTGACCAACGCAACTGATATTGACCTTGGCTTTACGGTTGATCGCCTTGGGAATATCCTAATCTATGCGGGTAATAGTTTGATTGGGCAGAAGAGGCAGGATGTTACTACCCTTGGTCCGGCAGCTAAGATTCTTGCCTCCTCCCTTACGGGGGCAATGACGGCCGTTTTGTTGAATCCAACCCTGGCAATCCAGACCAGTACAGCGGCCGCTAAGACCATGTATGCCGACTTCCATCTCGCTGCAATGGAGCGTTAATCATGGCCAATACATTCAACACTCAGGTGTTGCGTGATGGAATGCGGAATTTTGTTATTCGTGTAACTGGTGAAATTGACCTAACGGTAGCAACTCCGATTGATATTCCGGTAACGCAACTTACTACTGTCGCCACCATGAGTCCTCCCTGCCTTGCCTTGCGCGTAGAGAGGGTTAAATACTCGCAGCCGAATAGTTCAAACCTAGACGTGCAATTGTGGTGGCAGGCAACCACCAATGAACTGTTCTGGGGTATGTCTGGCGGGGATGATTCTGATTTTTCAAACTTTGCCGGCCTTACGAATAATGCAGCCCCAGGAGCTACCGGGGATATTATGTTCTCTACGACGGGTATTGCAGGCACCCCTACAACGGCAAATGGCGCCCTAACATTCGCCTGCATCATTGAGTGCATTAAACTTCAACCTATCTATCCGGCGTAATATATGGCTAACTCTACATCCAACACGGCATATGGTATCATCAATGATGCCATGTTTGATGCTGGGTATTTGCAGGAAGGTGCAGAGGCGGACTCAGAGCAACTCGCAATATATATGAGGCGTCTCTGCGATATCATTAACTTGTGGCAGACGCAGGGGATCAAATTGTTCCTTCAGGAGGAGATAACAGTCCCCCTTGTGTTGAATCAGACGCAATATGTCATTGGTCCAATCGGTCCCGCCGTAATAATGGATAAGCCCTTGCAAGTATTGCAGGGGTTTGTTCTTAATACTTCCCTCACGAGGCGCCCTCTCGTTCCCATCAGTAGGGATGAATGGGAACGCCTTTCGCAGGTTACTGGGAATTCGGGTACCATTAATTCCTACTTTGCCGATAAGCAGGCATATGCCCTCAATTTGAATTTGTGGCCAGCCCCTGATAGTACGGAGATATTAAACACCGCAACCTTCCTTATGCGAGTGCAGGCGAAGAATCCAATCCTCCTAACTGACAATACTGCCTTCCCGCAAGAGTGGAGGATGGCACTTCGTTGGGGCCTTGCAGATGATATATGTACGGGACAGCCAGAATCCATCATGCAGAGGTGCCAGCAGAGGGCAACTGCCTATAGGACAGCATTGGAGAACTTCGATGTGGAGGATACATCCACGAGGTTCAATGTGGATAGTAGGTTCTATAATACGGCGGGGAGATTCCGCTAATGGCACAATCTCCAACCGTTGCTGTTCCGGCACGCCTTCCACTTATTGCAGGTCCTGAGAATCGGGATAATTCAACGGCGAAAGATTCTCGTATCATTAATTGTTATATGGAGACCTCTCCGAATGAGGGGACACATATATACCGCCGCCCGGGCATGTTGACTTGGGGAATTCCTCCCCTGACTAGTGCTGCCGGGAGGGGTGTGTATTATTGGAATGGATATGTGTATTCCATCTTTGGTACTACCCTCTATAAAGGGTTGGCATCCGTTGCAACTGGCCTTGATGGTACGGGGGGTGTCTACTCTTTTAATAGTATCCTTGGAACAACCCCTCACCTAGTATTACAGAATGGTGTGCAGGGATATGCCTATGAAGATACTGGTGGCCTTTCTGCAACCCTCCATTCCATTAATGCAACCTACCCTGCCTACACAACGAAGGGACTTGCCTATCTCAATGGGGCAATTTATGTAATGCAGCACTTTTTCGGTACTGCAATTACACCTGCCGTGATTTGGGGTAGTGTGCCAAATAGTGTCTCTGTTGTAGGGGATTGGGACCCTCTCGATTATATCACGGCACAGATTGAGCCGGATAGTGGTATGTATTTGTCAAAGCAATCGGTGTATGTTGTTGCCCTCAAGGAATGGACAACAGAGTTCTTTAGTGATGTAGGGAATCCAACAGGTTCTCCCTTGCTATTCTACCCTGCCGGTAAGTTGAACTACGGCTGTGCCTCCGCTGACAGTGTGCAATCTATTCAAGAAATTCTATTCTTCATCTCAACAAATAGGGATGCCTCCAATCAAGTATTGATGTTGGAGCAGACGCAACCGAAGGTTGTATCCACACCTGACATTGATCGACTCCTTAATCAGATCGACCTGTCGGTTGTATACAGTTGGCATATTAAAGTAAATGGACATAATTTTTATGTCGTTACGATTAAGAATGCCAATCTCACGCTCGCCTACGACCTTGTGCAAAATAGGTGGGAACAGTGGACGGATACTAATGGTAATTATATGCCTATTGTGGCTTCTTGCCGTGACTCTGCGGGGAATCATATTCTGCAACATGAAAGTAATGGGACATTGTATTATGCCAGCCCCAATTATCTGACGGATGATGGTCTTGTTATGCCTATCACTGTTATCACTCCTCTGTGGGATGCGGGCACTTCAAGGAGAAAACAGTTGGGGAGGATGATCTTTGATACGGATCAAGTTACTGGGGCAATCATGCAGGTACAAGTAACGGATGACGATTATCAAACTTGGTCGCAACCACGTAAAATTGATATGTCTCTTCCCTTTCCGAAGTTAGATCACTGCGGGACATTTACACGGCGGGCATTTAAATTCACCATTAATAATAATCTTCCCTTCCGATTGAAGAGTGTCGAATTGCAATTTGATATAGGTACATTGTAATGACTGCGGTTACAGTTCAGAACCTTGCTAATACTCCTAACACCACACCATTGGTGAATAAGGATACGGGCAATGTTACTTATAATTGGAACCAATGGTTTACTAATGTACAACTTAAAATTAATGTAATTAATGGTGTGTTGGTACAGATTGCGGGTGCGGGGACTGTTTCAGGTACCTTCAATTTGTTATCCCCACTCACCACTAATGGGGATCTTCTTACCTATAATGCATCTAATAATACTCGGTTAGGTATTGGCACGGCAGGACAAGTATTAACTGTTGTGAGTGGACTACCTACGTGGCAATCTCCCACGAATTACACCACGCTGCCATCCGCGATCACAGTTGGGGCCAGCCCGTTCGTTTTCCAGAACACCAGCGGCTATGACGCCGACGTGCTCACCACGGGCGGAACGGTCAGTCTGATCGAGTTCAGCCGCGATGGAACCACGTACTACGCCGCTGGTAGCATATCCGGGTCGCAGCATCTTTCTCCACTCGACCGTGTGCGCGTGACGTGGACCGTCGCGCCGGTCATGACCTTCATCCCGAGGTAACGAAATGGCTATTAATTCTACGGTTAAGTGTAAATGAATAATATCATTCCTCAAGAATTTCTCACAAGGGGTCCTACCCTGCAAGAGATTTTTGACATTCAGGATCGCCTCTGCCAAGGGACTCCTGTTGAGATGCCTGCCACAAATCAGTGGGCTCCACATATGTGTATTAGGAGTTTATTTATTCCGGCAGGTACTATCCTTGTAGGGAAGATGCATAGAACGGAGCATTTTAATATTCTACTTAAGGGGAGTATTACAATCCTTATGGATGATGGTCCTAAGTTATTTGAGGCTCCTTGTATATTTGTTAGTAAGGCCGGAACCAAAAAGATTGGGTATGCACATACAGATGTGTGGTATGCAAATACACATGTAACTGAGACAACCACGGAAGAAGAATTAGAGGCGGAAGTTATTATGCCAGAAGATAGGTTGAGGGATTCAAAAACGGGCAAGCTATTGGTAGATTGCTTTGAGCAACTTCAACTTATGTTAGGAGAAGTCTGATGGTATGGGCAGCAGTTGGTTCAGCAGCGGTATCTGTTATTGGAGGAGCACTTCTAGGTGGGGGTAACGGTGGTGGAGGTTCTGGAAATAGTAATCCAGCTGCCTACGATCCTTATAGTCAGTATCGGCCTGCGGCAGCACAGCAACTCAATGCCCTTATGAAGGATCCTTCCTCTGCCGTTAATAGTAGTTATGGGCAGGCTGAACAACTAGCTGCCTCTCGTACTATGGCCGCGCAAGGTTATACAGGTAGCGGGAATGCCCTTGTTGCAGCGGCGCAGGCAGGTGGTAATGCCTACCAGCAACAATTCAATAATCTTGCCATGCTGTCGGGTGCTGGGCAGACTCCTGCGAGTGCAATGCAGGCTGCTAATAATCAGGCCAATATCCAACAGCAGCAGAGTAATCAAATGTGGGGGCAGATTGGCGGACTTGTTGGACAAGGTATTAAGGCCTATAATAACTCTGGGGGCGGGGGTTCTGGTACCTCTTATGATCCTAACACAGGCACTGGTGGGTATATAGGAGGTAATGGTACCGGTGGTTACGGTATGCAATTACAGAGCGCACCGTCAGATAACTCTATGTTTTCCTTTGGAGGACCTTAATCATGGGATTTAATCTTGGTGCAGGCCTCCAAGCCCTTGCTAATGCAGGCACAGGATTCGTGCAGGGGCAGCAGCAGGCAAGTCAGAATGATTACACAAGGCAGATGCAGGCCTTGCAGTTACAGAATGCCCATCAGGTTGCCGATCAGAATAGCCAGAAGGCACAATGGCAGCAGCAGGAGATGGATGACATGATGAAGGGGAGTATTGCACACCCCACACCTATTATTGATCCTACTTCTGGAAGGCCTATTGGTACGCCCCCGCCACCGGCACAACCTACTCCAGATCAGCAGGCGCAAAAGTTTGATCCTGTTGGGTTTAATTCTAAATTAGCTTATTCAGCATTATCCAGGGGAGATTTAGTGGGTGCTAGTGAGGCATCTGCTAATATGGTAAATGCGCAAAATGCACAGATGAGGCAGCAGCAGGAACAATCTGCAATGCAGACGGCTGAGTTGAAGAGGCAGCAAATGCATTACGCTAATTCAGGTATGGCAGCCCAGCAACTTGTTGCAGCTTATGGGGATACCCCGCAGGCATTTAATGCCTGGAAGATGCAGATTATGGGAGATCCTAATTCTTCTCCGGAGGAGAGGCAGAATGTTCATAATATGCAATATACGCCTGGAATTATGGGACGTATTGAACAGACAGGCATGACCGCTGCCCAACAGGCTACGGCAAAGATTCAGCAGGCACACCTTGCCTTGCAGCAGTCCCATGACCGTGCCACGGAGCAGCAGGCGGCCATCAATAGTGCAAATATGAAGGCGTATCATGCTGCGGATCTTGCACTCCGAAAGAATAATATGAAGGTAGGTGCTATTGATAAGGCCCCCTCAACTGAGCAGCTAAAATCTGCAATGCCTATTGTTGCACAACTTACAGGAGCTGATCCAACTAAAACTTCTGATAGGGTTTTGTATGCTCCAGACTCTACTACTGGAAGTACTCTTAGTTTGAATAGCCCTACAATGGTACAAATTGTCTCCGACGCCAACCAACGAATGAAGGCAGATCCTAGCCATGCATTAACATTTCCGGAAGCAGTTACTCAGGCAACACAAGAAGCTATTAAAAGGGGTGAGATTACTAAGGCCACTCCAGAGATTGATAGCGGGCATTGGTATGGAGGAAATACTCCAGCTAAGCCTGCCGAGGCGTTTAATGGTATTACTAAACCTATTCCTTTGTCAGGGGAACTACATAAAGATCCCTCCCTTCGTATTCCCGGTAAAATATATGAAATGATTAACAATAAGACAAAGGCGAAGGTTGCAATGAAATGGACTAAGGAAGGTTGGGTACAACCCTAATGGGCATGTTGTTTGTATGCCTCGTAACAATTTGTTACCGGATTTAATATAATGGCTGATACGACAACATACTCGGATGTGGATTTCTCTCCTGTTGATGGCTCGACGGTTGCTGCTCCTGCGGTAGCCTCGACTTCGCCTGTATCTTATAGTGATGCGGATTTCTCTCCCCTGCCTACTGATACAACCTCTGTGGCGCCTGCAAAGGGATATACGGGACCTGATAGTACCTTGACTAATATAGGGGAGGCGCTTAAATCTGTGCCTGCAACTGACTGGCAAGCGACGAAGGACTATTACTCGCAGGCCGGCTCTGACATGGCAGACACCATGCAGGGTGTACATGATTATTTTTCAAACTTCCATGCAAATCATCAGGTACAACCATCAAGACCTGTAACACCGGAAGAGATTAGTGCTATGGAGGCGCAGGGAATCTCTCCTCAACAAGCTATGACGGATGGTAATTTAATCTTGGATTTTAATAGTCCTACTAAGTATTCATTTGCACCTACATATAAGACAACGCCGGGAGAAGATCTATCTTCTGCGGGGGATGCAGATAAACACCGCACCGTTCCTGGCTACTTTCTGAATCAATCCTTCCCCTCTAAGTTGATTCAAGGTATTGCAAGTCCTCACCTTGCTACAACTAAGTTTCTACAAACGGTACAGGATACAATACAACAACAGAGGATTGTAGCTAATCCATCTAAATATTCACCAGCACAAGTTGCACAGGCTAAGCAAACCCTTACGGAGTATAAGCAGCAGGCAGCAATGACAACCCTGCAGAAGGTGAAGGAGGGTATCCATGCCATTGCACAGAATCCTGGAGATATGATTACCTCTCTTCTTGGCGATCCAACAATGTGGTTTGCTGGTGAGGCAAAGTGGGGTACGCTTGCCTATGGTAATGATATTGAGAAGGCCTCTCAAGCAGCTAAGACAGCGCAGGATATTGCTGACTCTGCAAGGAAGATTAAGGAGTATGCCCTCGTTAATAATGTTAAGAATAAGGCAGCTGTTATTGCAAAAGCGGATAGATATATTAAAAGATACGGTGATTTTGCTGAGAAGGCATCGACTAATGTAAAGAGATTGTCGCGTTTGTCTAAGGGAGGAGATGTGGCCGGTGCCGCTGCGTCTGGCGCTGCTATTAATTCTGTCCTATCCCAGCAGCAGCAATTGTCAGAACAAGGGTTTACTAATCCGAAGGATACTCAAGCGACTGGGATTACTGGGGCCACCTTTGGTGGAGTTCTTGGAGGATTGGGAGCGCTTGGCGGGGAAGGTGAGATTCCAAAGACTCACCCCGACACTGTTGATGGTACGCCGCCAGCAAAGGGTCCTGTAACTGCAAGGGAGCCTGGGCAACCTCTACCTTCCACAACTCCCGTTGATGCAACTAAGGTTGTCCCTTACTACGGTGGTGTGGATGCGCAAGGGAATGTAATTCATATCTCCAAAGATACACCCACACATATTGAGATGAAGGATAAGACTGGCAACCCTGTAAAGGTGCCGGTGCGGCAGACTGTTGCCTATCATGAATCGGTTGAGCATCCCTTGATGCACCTTACGGGGCCGGTTAGTGATGCGCAGATGCAACTCATTAAGGAGAGGATGGGACCTTATGCACATATGCCGGCAGAGGTAGAGGCTAAGCTGCGCGAAGGGAAGGCACTCTCTTATGGTGAGGCACATGACATTGCAACACGTTCAGAGAATCACCTTGTTGAGAGTATGTACGGGGTGGATCATAACACCTATCAGGATGCATTGAAGCCACATATTGCTAAGGTGGCGAAGGATTCTGCCTCTGCGAAGGCGGAGGATATCCCTGCCAATTTGGATACGAAACCATATGACAACATGGGGCATCCAGAACAGTTACATGGGCAGGGAGATAGACCGGCGCAGGATGCAGGACAGCCAGGTGCGGGAACTCCCGGGTCTCCTGAAATTAATGGATTTTTACATGGACCGGAGCCGGGTGATCGGTATAGAGTAGGTGCATCCTCAGCGATGGGGGGTGCATTATCTTTGGAAACAGAATCTGCAAATGGTAGGCCTCGTCGTACTAACTATATTGGCGTAGATGGGGAATTAATACCTGCGGATAAAATCAATTTAGCTAACCATGCTGAGCCTGGGGAAGGTCGTGATCAATTATGGATACCTGATACACCTGAGAAGGCAGCGCAAGCGAAGGCTATTTTAGATGAACTAGGTCGTACAGGACCAGCAGGGGATGGCTATGTTGATCTCCTAGATCGGCTACATGAATTAGTTACTGGTAATAGTCCTGAAATGCCTGGAAATGGGTCGGTAGGTATAGATAATGCTAATACACCTATCTCAGATAAAGATATTAGTCCCATTACAAGGGAGCAGCCAGCACCTTCAGGGGAGACAAATCCCCAACTACCTCAACACTTAAGGGGGGCTAAACCTTGGTACTCTTTTGGGAGTAAAAGGTTTCAACTGCAATTTGATAATGATCTTGATAAGGCATCCTACATTGCTGCCGGTTCTACGCTGTCAAAGAGAGATGCCGAATACGTTAAGTTTGTAATGGATCACCTCGGCTTAACTGAGGCGGAGGTTCGTGCCCGTGGTAAGGAGATTAAGAATCGTATTAAGGCAGAGGCTAAGGACAAGGAGATTCCAGCGGGGAAGAAGGCGGGTGTTATTAATGTACGTCACCTTGCTGCCGCCGGATTGACTCTCGGTGCCGCTGGTTATGGTGCTTATCAAGCTGGCCCAGGCCATCGTACTGAAGGTACCTTCAAGGGACTCTTCGGCGGCATGACCATGTTCGGGCATCAGGCTATCTTTGGTGGTGCTCTTGCAGATACATTTAATCCTGCCCGCGCTGCGGAAGCAATCAGGATGAAGGGGGAGGGTAAGACACCTGAGCAGATTAACTTCAAGACAGGTATGCATGAGGGGGCAGGTGGGCATTGGTACCATGAAATTAGCGATCATAATGCCTCCATACAAGAAGATAATGTATATGGAAATACTATTATTGCAAAACACCTTCGTCAGGAGGGTGTTCCTCTCGATAATATATTAACTGCTCCAGAAATGGAAAAAGCTTATCCAGGGCTTCTCCATAAAATTCATATACGAATTGATCCTAAGGTTCGTGGAGGTTCTTATGATCCTCATACAGGGAATATTACTGTAGGACCTCCTATACATTTTCCTGCATCAGGAAAAGATACCTTTGTTAAGATAATACTGCATGAGGTAAATCATGCTGTGCAACATTATGAAGGGCAACCTCGAGGAGATTCCTCAAAAACCCATGTTAACTATTTAAAACAACATGTAGAGGACCTTGACAGGCAATTAACAGATGTTACTTCAAGATTACATGAGGCCTTTCAAGATGGAAATGATAGGTATATAGAATCCTTAACCAAGGAGCAGAAGGAGCTAGATGATAAATTAGCTAAGTTAACTCCTGAAAAGATAAATCAAATTGCTAAGGATCGTTACCATAGATCGGCGGGAGAGAATATGTCCGTCGCTGTACAGGAGAGGGCTGATCTATCTCCTGAGCAGAGAAGGATGCAGGTTCCTAAAACTGAGTATTCTAATGAAGAACAGCGCGTTAAGTATAATAATGAACCTTCTCCTCATTTGACGGGGGTACTTAATCATGCAGGGGAAGGTGTGGCGGCGCATGAAATGTCTATCTCCGAGCATCTGCAAAAGACAGGTGAGATGGATGAGGAAGGTAAGTTGTCGGGTATGGTTCTTCCCGAAGATAAATTGCCTAATGAAAATGAGGTATTGGCGAAGGCAGCACAGAACGATCAAGGTGCCATCTCCAAATTGTATAAGCAATACATGCCTCGCCTCATCCGCAACGCAAGAGGATTGATGAGGACGGCCGGCCCTCGCCTCGGTATGGATGCCGAAGACCTTGCCATGCAGGTATTTCATAAGGCAATCTTGCACCTTAAGTCGGGTTCTTTTAACGGCGATAGTTCCTTCTACACATGGATGCACTCCATCCTTCGTAATACAGGCCTAAATGAGATTTCAAGGTCGGGGAGGACTGTGCCGACGGAGAGTATCCACGGTGCGACACATGATGCCTTTGGATCGCCTGTATCAGATATTAAACCGGCGGTTAGGAACATCGACGCAGGGGAGGGTACACCTGAAGATAATATGATTGCTCGGCAAACGAGTAACATGGTACAACATGCAATCTCTAAACTTCCACAAGATATTCGTGAGGCTGTTAAGGCTTACGAAATGGAGGGTAAGAGTTATGAGGAGATTGCCAATGAACAGGGCGTGCCAGTCGGTACTGTTCGTAGTCGTCTCAACAGAGGCAGGGATATGATTGAGCAATCAATCAAGAGGGGGCATGGAGCAAACTTCAGGAAGCAGGGGGGATTTGTTGATCCTGCTCTTCGTAAGGCATTAGGTAAATTGGCCTATACAGCAACTATTGGTACTATTGGTGCCTATATTGGTAATCAAGTAGGGTCGGATCATTCCTTAAAAGATTCTCTTATAGGTGCGGGTATTGCCATCGTTGCCGGTCCTCTAATACATGACCTTACACTGCATCCTGTAAAAAGTGCGAAAACTATCTTAGGTGGTATAAAAGGACTATCAGTAACTCCTGTGAAGGAGGATATAATTGGGATGACTTCACGCTGGCAGGGTGCTCGTTTGAAGGCTGAGGTTGGTATTTACAGGATGGTTAAGGGTATAAATGCCTTAGCCCCCTCCAAGGAATCTCGTATTCGTATCAACTCAGTTATGGATGGAGATACATCTATCCGATTGACGCCTGAGGAACATAAGGCAATGATTGTTGCCCGTGCCTTCGATGATGAGATCGGTAAATTTGGTCTCTCAGAAGGTATCCTAAAGGAGTTAATAGGTAATCATATATCACATCTATGGAAACAGTCAGAGGCATTGGACAAATATAAGGAGGAAATTAACGCCACCTTATCTTCCCCAATGTCTACTAAGTCTGTATTTGCTATTTCCAGAAAAGTTAAATCCATTGCAGAGGGTAAGGCAAGGGGCCTGGAGCCTGTTACGGAGGATGTATCGGAAGTATTAAGTACATATGCAAAGTCAATGTTGGCTGCTATTAGGAATAAGCAGTTAATTGATTCCTTAAAGAATACAAAACCTTCTGAGGGGGAGGGTACCTATATAATGCCTAGGAATAAGGCCCCTGCAAATTATGTGTCTATAAATCATCCTGCCTTGCGTAACTCAGTTGTGCATCCCTCCATTGCTGGAGAAATGAGGCAAATATTTTATTCATATGATCTTGGGGACATATCTTCCATCCTATCTACCATTAACATGGGAGTAAAGAGGAGTAATGTCTCCTTCTCAGCCTTCCATTTAACCTCCCTTGTTGATGCAGTTATGGGCGGATTGCCTACCTTCACGCATCCAATACAGACACTTAAGACTGTTATAGGTAGTCCATTTGGTAAGAGTGTATATCATACGGCTTTAATGGATAAGGCTGATCCCGCGACGCAACAATTATTTGATCGGTTTCTTAATTCAGGTGCAGTACCTCAGATACCAAAGGGTGCAGCAGCGGATATGGATGTTGCTAATAATTATTATGAGGGATTAAAACAGGTGCAAAATTACCTAGATAGGGCAATGCCTTATGGAGGTAAGATTCCAGAAGCCCTTGGAGTTCTAAGTCATGCCATGGATCATGTGATCTTTGAGAATGGTATGTCTGCCATGAAGTTTGCGGTGTGGATGCACTCCGTTGATAAGATCAGTAGTTCGTACGCAAAAATGGTTGCGAAAGATCCCTCCTTTAAGGTACCTTCGCAGGATGAAATAGATAGGATGGCCTCTGGATTTGCCAATAATCTTGGCGGCGGACAGAACTGGTTGCAGGCTGCACAGGATGCCACTACTAAGATTGGTAAGGCCTATTTGACTGCCCTTGGCTCTCCTATAGGAAGGAAAATATCTCAATACCTTTTGTTTGCTCCTGACTGGACAACCTCTACTGTTATGAGTTTAACTAAGGCTCTCGGGAAGGGTAGTGAGCAGTTTGGTACGGGGCCTATTAGTAATGCACTTGCAGCTTTGGATGGATTAAGGAATCCAAAAACAGTTGCCGATCTGCATAGGATTTATCAAATTAGGAGTGCTGCTCTTTATATGCTTCTTGGTAATATTGTTAACCTGGCATATTCAGGTCATCCTATCTGGGAAAATAAAGATAAGACAACCATTGATATGGGTAATGGTCAAAGGATGCAGTGGAATAAACATTGGATGGAGCCGGCTCAATTGGCTATACAATTCCCTCAGGCTGAGGTTGATAAACTAGGCATCATTCCGAAAGAGTTATTGGAACAAACCTTTGATAAACAGTATCTTAGTGTTAAGAAATATGCACCTCCGATACATGGAAGAATAAAGCATTTATTTACTTCTGCCGCACCTATCCCATTTCAAGATTTGTCAAATGCCACACCGACACAATTATTGTGGAATATTTTGGGAAGAAATGTTATTGGACATCCTCCTGAGATTGAGAGGGAGATAAAAATGCGCAATAAACAGGAAGCGTTAAAAGAGAAGATGGCTAAATTGTCAGGAGGTCAATAATGGGACGCGCAGATTTCCTGCAACTCGGTGACTGGAATACCGTATGTTGGCAGTGCGGGTTTAAGGCTAAGGCAAGTACCCTTGTTCGCAATTGGCAGGGGTACTATGTTCACCCGGAGCATAATGAGCCAAGACAGACACAAGACTTTGTGAGGGGTGTGGCGGATAATCAGATCGCGCCGTGGGTGCAACCTCTGCCGGCGGCTATTTACACCTATACTAACATTCAACTAGGGCAGGGAGATGGCGTTAATAAATTCTTCCAACTGGGCTGTGGACTCTATGCGGTAACAGTCACGCAGGTAGAGGTTGGTGGCGTCCCAACAGTGGCATTTACAGACAATGGAACGGGTGGTATTACCTTGACAACGGCCCCTACACCTTATACAATAGTAACAGCAAGTGGGAAGGAGACAATGGCATGAAACTTATACCTGAATGGCGTAAGGGTTGGAAGTTCTACACAACCTGGTTTCATGCTAT